TAATGCCAACCAGAGAGTACGCAGTCGATGGTGACGAAGGGTTCATCGGCTTGAACTCTAGGGACAACCCGGTCATTCTGGGTAAGAACTTCGTCTCCAAGGCCGTCAACATCCGTATGGATCGTGGGGTCGCTACCGTCCGCAAGGGTGCTGAACGCCTGACAGTTGGCGCTCTTGTCGGAACACCAGCCTACGGCTCTTGCTCATACACGACTGCTGCCGGGGTAGAACTGATTGTCCTAGTCGTCAGTGACGGGTTGTACACATTCACCCCAGACACGGACACCCTGTCAGCCAAGGTGAACTTCCCGGCTGGTCAGACCATCTCTGCTGCCGATGAGGTCGAACTCTATCAGGCCACGGGTATCGGCTATGTGTACATCCTGCGTGGCGAGAGCAAGAGCGTCCTGCGTTGGGATGGGGCTACGACTATTGCCGTCCCCGGCCCCACAACCCACCATAACTACCCTCCCAGCCGTCACGCTATCTACTACGGCAATCGGCACATCGTCCAGACGGATCGCAATAGCATCAGCGTCAGTCATTACCTTTCTGACAGCACTTGGTCGGCGCTAGATGTGTTCACCATTAATGACGGAAGTTCCGATACGCTTGTAGCCGTTACGCCTTGGACTCTTAATGAGTTCGTCATCTTTATGCGGAACAGCATCTTCTATGCTGCTGCCGGTGTCGGTGCTAATGCTTCTGGGGATGCCGCTACTGAGGCCGACTCATACATCAAGTCCCTAGCCTCTGACATCGGGTGCATCGCAAAGGGGTCTATCGTTCAGGCTGGCGGTGGCATCCTGTTCCTGTCGGACAACGGGGTGTATATGCTTAACCCGGCTGGCGCTGGTAACGGATCGGCTAACACCCCAGAAGGGATGCGACTTCTTACGCTCGCAGAGCCTCTGTCCGCTGCCATTTCTGATGTCATCGCTAGGATTAACTTTGCTGCTGTCGGCAAGGCCGTTTCAGCCTACTGGGAGAACCGATACTACCTAGCCGTTCCATTGGACAACAGTACGGTAAATAACACCGTGTTGGTGTACAACTTTCTGAACAAGGCTTGGGAGTCTGTTGACACCTATAATGCAGCACAGGCGATCGAGAAGTTCGTTGTAGCCAAGCGTGGTAATCGTCGCCGCCTGTTTATGGTTGATAAGAACGAAGGCGTGTTCTTGCTAGAGGAACTTGATTACGATGAGTTCAATGCGTCTTCCCCCGGCGTGACCGGAACCCCCGTTCTGCCGTTCTACATCCCTACTACCCTCACGGCACTGTCCTTCCCGCCAATCACGATTGCAGGAGAACTGATTACCCGCGCCTACACCTTCCAGACTAACCGTGAAAAGCGGTTTTCCAGCCTTCAGGTAGATGCCGCTTTCACAGCCGGGGCTAACCTTCAGACCACCTTTATCACGGTAAACCCCGACTTTAACACGGTAATCAACTCCTACGGATCGCCCTTGGAGGAAGATGTCACACTTCGCCTACCTGTTCGCAAGTCTGGCTACTACTCTCAAGTTAAGTTCAACTCTCTTAACCTTCGCCCGTCCATCAGGTCTGTAACCGTAGAGGCTATCGTACCCGGACATATGACTCAAACCCGCAAATAAATGGCCCAAATCCAATCTCCAGAAACCTATGTTGATGGGCAGCAAGTCACTGCTACCCGACTCAACAACCAGACCAACGGCGCTACCCTGCTGCCGGGGGCTATCACTGACCAGACGAACATCACGGCTAACACAGTTGCCTCCGGTGACTCCCTGTTGCTGTACGATCTATCTGCCACGGCTCTCCGTGAGGCTAATGTCTCTGATGTGCTTGGGTCTAATGTGCCTATCACGACCTCCGCTATTACGGCTGGCGCTAACAGCGATATCGTTCTCACGCCTAATGACGGCACGATTGTCACCGGGCAAGCGTACACTTCTGGTGATGGGCAGACTGTCACGGTCACTTCCACGGCCCACACCCTTACTGTCGGACAAGTAATCTTGGTCACAGCGGCAACGGCAACTGATTACAATGGCACATTCCGGGTGGCTACTGTTCTGACAAACTCGTTTACCTATGTAATCTTTCCGGGTGTTACGGCTGGGTCTGGCACACTTTCGTACACCAAGAAGGGTCTTGTTAAGAACCCTGCGAACGAGTCGGTTGCTGGAAACCTGTATATTGATGGGACTATGGAAGTTAATGGCTCTACCAAGTTTTCTCAAAGTGTTTTAGCCGCTGGTGCTGTCACGGCTTCTAATGCTGTCACGGTTTCTGGTGCATTTACATCTAGCGGTACTGCTAACTTTACAGGTGCTTTGCAAGTCAATGGTGCTGTCGGTTATGTGCTTACTGATATTGTAGAGGAAACCCTATCTTCTTGGTCAGCCGCTTCTGCTGGCGTTCAGTCTGCTGTTGTAACAACTGCTTCTTTTACAAAACCCTCTGACGAAATCTGGGTTTTTGAAATTGAAGGAACTTGGACTATGGTAAGAGGTTATGGTGCTGCTTATGCTTTCAGATATTCTACGGAAACATTTCGCACAGGTGCATATCTAAAAGCCGATGGGGACTACTCAAGCGGGGTAACAGCACTTCATACACGCTCTATTCATCATAATTGGATAGTCCCACTTGGAACGGCTTTAACTGCAAGAACTGTTGCCATAGATGTTAGTGTTGGGTCTGGCTCTCAATTAAATATGTTTGGAAACACGACTCTTTATACGGACATAATTACAACTGGAACTCTCCCTGTCTCTAAGTTCCGCATCTACAAATACAAGACCGCCTAATGCTCCTGTCCGAACTAGCCTCCTTTATTGATGCGAACCGCTATAAGGGTCGCAGGGAGGCGTTCGGCATTACGGACACCAAGAACTACCTTCGCTGGGCGTTCCTGCACGACTACCTGTTCGTAGCGTATGACGAAAGCCGTATCTCCGGCATCGGGGTGGCTTACCCCATCGACACCCCCTACACGGGTGACGAGTCTGCCCTGACCGCCTTTAAGCGGATCCCGGTAGAGCAAGAAGCCGAGAAAGAACTTTGCGTTATGGACTGGTGTGCGTTAGATACGGCAGGGCGTGTCGGCCTAGTTTATCGCTTTAAGACCCGCTTCCCGAACTGGGAAAACCAGCGTAAGTGGGGCATCCAATTTGATAAAGTCAGCGAACTCTCTAACAAATACATTAACCTAATCCACAAAATCTAATGGGCGGCAAAGCAAAAGTTCCAGCACCTAATCCTACTGCTGATTACAACCAGTATCTCGCAGAGGGTAGTAATGCTCTCCGGGCGCAAGACCAACTCCTGCGCCAGCAAGTTGGCTATGAGGCTGGCCTCCAGCCCCTCCTTACGGCACAGCAGATGTCCAGCCTCCGTGGGCAGTCTCAGGGCTTGCTGGGTCTTTATGGCGATCTGTATGAGCCAGCACAGGCGATGCAGAAGCGTTACGCTGGTGACCAGTTGACGATGATGGGTGGCTTCGGCCAACAGGCTACACAGGCCGCTCTCGGCTCCCTAGACCCCACTACCCGTGGTATCTACGATACCTTCGGCCAGCAGGCGCTGACGGATCTTCAGGCTGGCAGTTCCCTGAATGCCCAAGAAACGACACAGGCACAGCAGGCCGCCCGGGCTGCCGGAGCCGCCCGTGGTCTTAGTTTCAGCCGTCAGGGGTCTGACTTAGAAGTGCTAAACACCTATGGTATGGGTCAGAAACGCCTCCAGCAGCGTCAAGGCGTTGCCCAGCAGGCTTACCAGATGGGTATGAGCCAGCAGAATGTTGGCCTTCAGGGCTTCCTTGCCCCGGCCTACGCCGCCTCCCAGCAGTACGGCCTCAGTGGTTTGGTGCAGGGCGCTCAGGCTTCTTATGGTAGCCTTGGTTCATCTTCGTTCCTTACGCCGGAGTCTCAGTATCTTGCTAACATCCGGGCTAACCGCATCCAGATGGAAACCTCCATTCAGTCTGCTAATGCCGCCCGTTCTGGTGCTATCTGGGGTGGAGTCGCTCAAGGTGTCGGCTCTATTATTGGCGGTAAGTGCTGGGTTGCCCGTGAAATCTATGGCACGACTAACCCAGAGTGGATTGTCTTCCGCAACTGGCTTGAGTCTGAAGCCCCGGAATGGCTTGACACGCTGTACGCTGAAGAAGGCGAACGCTTTGCAGCCTTCATTTCTGACAAACCAATTCTTAAATCCGTTATTAAGATGGGTATGGATTTGGTCGTTAAACCCCGTATCAATCTTCTTACAGCCTAATGGCCTCTCCCTTCGCTAAGTATCAGTCTGAACA